GAAATGTTCCGATGCCCAGAAATGCCTTTTGAAGATTGGTTGGCGAGTATGCCTTCACATCGTAGAAGAGCTCTGCAGAATGCAGCAGAGAGATTGGCAAGGAGAGGGTGGAACAAGAGTTGCGAGACTTTTAAGGCTTTTGTGAAGAGCGAGTTATTACCTGGGTTTGCCAAGAGTGATGGTGAACTAGTGAGGTTGATGGTGATGCTCGACAGATTGATTCAAGGACCAGCAGACGAGACGCATGTTATTGCTGGTAAGTACTTGAAGCCTAAGGTCAAGCAGCTCAAGAAGGTTTGGGATTATGATTTCCCTATCTTCTATGGTAGCAATAGTCCTGAGAAACTCCATAAGTGGTTGAATGAGACACTGTTAGACGGTGCCTCTGTTTACTTCTGGTGTGATTTCTCAATGTTTGATAACACGCATTCTAATGCTTCGTGGGACTTTATAGAAGAGATGTATTGGGAGTCTGGAATTACCGACCCCTTATTCTGGAAAGTCATGGAGTGTTGGAGGCGCCCAAAAGGGAAGATCGGTGCTTTTAAGTATCAGGCCCGGACTATGAATGCCAGTGGGAGGGATGACACTGCGTTAGCCAATGGATTGCTCAATGGCTTTGCAACTTATCTGTCCTGCTGTGCTGCCTGGTTACAAAAAGACCTCCTTGAGTTGACTGTAGAAGAGGTCCAATCATGTTATAATGTTATTAAGCTGTCCGTCTGTGGTGATGATTCATTGGGTAGGATACCCTTAGTTGATGACGCCCGTGTGACAGATTTTCGTGCTCGAATGGCCGTTAATATCAGCATGTTTGGATTTGAAGCAAAATTGAATACATCTGTGAAGTTGTATGATGCAGTTTACTTAGGAATGAGGCCTTATCCAACGGAAAAGGGATGGTTTTGGGGGAAGACAATAGGAAGATCCACCTACAAAATGGGGTGGGTCCGATTAGATAAGAAAAGGGATGTCATGGCGCATATAACAGGAGTTGCAGATATGCATGTTCAATGCTCAAGTCATGTCCCGATATTGTCAGACCTTGCAGAGAGAATTGTTGCACTACGCACTGGGGCGAAACGTACTCCCGTCCAATTAGATGAAAATCGACCTTGGGAGTGGACCCAGAAGAGTGGGGTGCAATATGATGCTCTGACATTACAAGCCGTCGCCGAGACCTACACCATGAATAGCACTGCGGGTAACCCGACGCAGATGCAAGAATCACACGTCACTGTTAATGATGTGTTGGACTTAATTGGGGCAATCAGGAGGATCGAAAGATTACCATGTGTGCTGGATCATTGGTTGTGGAAGCATATGGTGGTCTGTGACGACCTCTAGATTTGAAGAAAGACCTTTCTGTTTGTTACACCAGGCTATTAGAAAAATTTTGCCATGCAACAAAACACTATTACTTTTGAGAGGGCTAATCCATTGCAGCAAA